CGTGTAAATAACAAAGCACAGGAGAAGTGAACATGACAAACATAAACGAACTCGGCCTTGAAGAAGTAAAGCCGTTGCCGCCAAGCATTATCATCTATGGTAATCACGGCTTGGGCAAGACCACCTTTGGAAGCCTCGCGCCTAACCCTGTGTTTATCCGCACAGAAGATGGCCTCGGAAGCATCAAAGCGAAAACTTTCCCGAAGGTCGAGAACTTTGACATGCTGATGAACCAGCTCCGAGAGCTTTACAAGAAGAACCATGACCGTAAGACTGTGGTCATTGACAGCCTCGATCATCTTGAACCTATGGTTTGGGAAAAGGTACTTGAAGAGAACCCTTCCGCAGCCAAGGGAAAACCTGCCACTGGCATTGAAAGCTATGGGTACGGCAAAGGCTACGCGATGGCTCTTGATGTATGGCGCCAGCTCTTGGATGCGCTTGACGTGCTTCGCTCTGAGAAGAACATGACTGTTATTCTCACAGCTCACGCTCAGATCAAGCGTTTCGAGAATCCGCAGACAGAACCGTATGATCGCTATGAGATGAAGCTGCACCAGAAAGCTTCGGCCTTGGTGCAGGAAAGCGCAGACATGGTGCTGTTCACTTCGTACTACACTGGTGTACGCGAGAGCAAAGATAGCTTTGGCAATACGTCAGTTCGGGCGATTGGCTCTGGCGACCGCTTTCTTTACACGGAAGAGCGGCCAGCGTTTCAGGCAAAGAACAGATTTAGTTTGCCGTCAGAAATCCCCTTCGATAAGGACGGAGCCTATTGGGGGGTTATTGCACAGAAGGTTCCGTACTACCAACAACTGTTAGCTAACAAGGAGTAATATCATGATTGATCTTGGTTTTGAATTTGACCCGGCAGAAACAGAAAGCGTATCTGGTTTTACGCTACTTCCTCCGGGTGACTACAATGTGCAGATTGGCAAGGTGGAAGTAGTAGCCAAGCCTGAAAGCAAGATGCTTGTTCTGGAGTTTATTACTGATACAGGTGCAACTGTATTCGGTCGGTATAACTACATGCACAAGAATGAAACCGCTGTTAAGATTGCCCGCAGCGATATGAAAGCCATCTTCGAGGCCACCAACATTGGCAAGACCAGCGATGCTGGACAGCTTGAAGGTAAGCGTTTGAAGATTCGTGTCATCCAGAAGATGGGCGATTCCTACACTGACAAGAACGGTGTAGCACGCGAAGGCCGTATGCAGAATGAGATCAATGGTTACTACAAGCATGGACAAGAGCTTGCGCCGATGCCTGTGGAAAGCCAATCGACTGCTACTGAAACGCAGAAGACTGATGCTCCGGTATCTGTTAAGAAGAACCCGTTTGCATAACTAGGAGGATAGCGGCCATGTCATTATATTTGGAGAAGTATATCACCATTGAAGATGTCATGGCCGCTGTTGCCTTGGAGTATAATTCAAAGAACCATCCTCGCGACTATATAGGCGGAAGCCAGATTGGCGCTGAGTGCGATAGGCAAATATGGTATGCCGGAAATGGCATACAAGGACATTCATTCGACGCTGCAACAGTGCTGCGCTTTGATGATGGCTTGCGCATGGAAGCAGAGATGGCTAGGCGTTTGCGCTTATTGCCAGAGATTACATTGCTAACGCATGACCAAGACGGTAAGCAATTCGGATTTGATCTTGGATTTCTGAAAGGCAATGTTGACGGAATTATCAGCGGCTTGTTTGAAAGCGGCGTAAAGCATGTGTGGGAAAACAAGGCTGTTGCAGAAGATGATTTCAAGAAGTTGAAGAAGGCCGTACTCGTGCATGGCGAGAAGAATGCGCTGCGGCATTGGAACCCGCGCTACTATGCGCAGGGCATTATCTATATGTACGGCATGAAGATGACGCGCCACTACCTTACCGTATGCACTCCGGGAGGGCGCGACTTCACGGCTATACGAACTGAAAGCGACAGAGCATATGCTGAGGCTTTGATAGCCAAGGCTAAGCGAATAGCGCAGGCAAGAACACCGCCAGAGCGTATCAGCCAGCGCCCAGATTTTTATATGTGTAAACACCTTTGTCAGTTTAGGGATGTGTGCCATGGTAAATAAAGTTGTTATAGGTAATGCAGAGTTATACTGCGGTGATGCGCTTGAGATCCTGCCCACACTCGGCCAGTGCGCGGATTTGCTGGTGAGTGATCCATTCATGGGAAGTGGCACAACCGGGGTTGCTGCAATTAATTCAGGACGAAAGTTTATAGGAATCGAAAAAAATAAACGCTGGTTTGATGTGTCATGCAAGCGCATTGAAGACGCTCAACGGCAGAAAGACTTGTTTATATGAAACTCCGAAACTACCAGCAAGAAGCAATTAACGCAGTGGTTAATTACCTGTGTGACAAGCCAGGTAATCCGCTTGTATCTCTTGGCACTGGCCTTGGAAAGAGCCTGGTTATGGCTGAGTTAATACGCCTGTGCTTCCGCGATTGGAAAGCCAGAGTTGTTATGATGACTCATAACGCCGACCTTATTAAGCAAAACCATGATGAGTTTCTAAAGCTCGATCCGCTTGCGCCAGTCGGAATTTACTCTTCAAGCCTAAAGCGTAAGCAAACAGATGCACCTATTCTTTTCTGTGGCATTCAGTCTGTTGCTCGTGCGCCTGAGAAGATCGGCCATGTTGATATGCTTTTGGTAGATGAGGTGCATACAATAGGTCATGATGAAGAAAGCCAGTGGCGTAAGACACTCAGTGCATTGCGAGCCATTAACCCAAAGATGCGAATCGTTGGGCTATCTGCTACGACGTTCCGCATGGGTACTGGTATGCTCACTTCCGGTGACAATGCTTTATTTAATGAAGTAGTCTATGAGTACGGTATGCTGGAGGGTGTGCGCGATGGTTGGCTATGCGAACCAGTGCCAAAGCCTATGGCTTCCAAGATTGATTTAAGCCAAGTGCATAAGCGTGGAGGTGAGTTTATTGAGAGCGAACTCGGAGAGGCTGTTGACCTTGTGTTAGAGAAGGCCATAGCAGAAACCATTGAGTACGGGGCAAAGCGGAAAACTTGGATGATCTTCTGCCCTACCATAGATAACTGCAAGAAAGCATCCGCGCTTATTAATGGCTATGGCATTAGCTGCGAAGTGGTTACAGGTGATACGCCGCAAGACCAAAGGGAAAGCATTTATGCACGGTTGAAGTCACACGAACTACGGGCAGTTTGCAGCGTGGCGGTTATGACAACTGGCACAAACATACCATGCATTGATATGATTGTGTTCCTGCGCCCTACTGAAAGCGGAGGTCTGCTTGTGCAGATGACCGGAAGAGGCACACGCACCATGTATGCAGATGGCTTCGATATGGAAACCATCGAAGGGCGCAGGGCTGCCATTGCAGCTAGCGAAAAGCCTAACTGCTTGCTGCTAGACTTCGCTGGTAATCTTGAACGGCATGGGCCAATTGACCTTATCACTGGAAAGACGAAACTTCCCGGTGACGGCATACCGCCTATGAAGATGTGTATATGCGGAGCTGTACTGCACATATCAAAGATGACATGCCCTGATTGCGGATATGTGTTTCCGCCACCGGAGAAGGAAACAATCACGCCGACAGCCAGCAATGCAAAAGCTCTTAGTAGCCAGATCATCGTTGAGAAATTTAAGGTTGATGATGTTCTATACAGAGAACACCAAGGTAAGGAAGGTAAGCCTAACACGCTGTGCGTTACCTATGAGATTGGTTTGTTCAAGACCATTAAAGAATGGGTATGCTTAGGTCATGAAGCTGGATCATACCCAAGGCGTAAGGCTGTTGACTGGTGGATGCAGCGAAACGCTACTCATGCCAAGATACCTAATAGTGCAGCGGAAGCAATCGAGCCGTATAACTTAGGCGGCGTTATAATCCGCCCTGTTGATGTACTCGACAAGCCTTGTGCAATTGAGGCCGTTCAAGAAGGAAAGTTTTGGCGGATAACACGTTACATTTTTGATCCAGAAGAATTGCCTCAAGCTGTTCCAGAACCTCAAGAGCGCAGTCGGAGCGAATTAGATGATGACTATATCCCATTTTGACAATGCGTTCATGCCAAGCCTTTTGCTTCTGGCTTATAACACCGTCTTTGGTTTTAAGCTCTGCCCATAAAGTTTTACCGCCATCTAGTAAGATAATAAGGTCATGCGCACCCGGCTGCATACCTTTCGCTATAAGCATACATGTGGTTTGCACGCTGCGCTTTCCTTCATTTGGTATATGAAGGAAGCATATCTTGTTATGGCGTAGGTACTCTGCGCAGGCATATTGCAGCTTGTCTTCTAAGAGTTCAGCCATTATTCAGATACACTTCGATTTTGCGTAGCCGAGTTATTGTCATGGTCTTAATTCGCCAGTAGGAGTTAGGATCACCTAGGCAGTCACGGCCAAAGCGGCTCAAGCTCTTGCCTGTTTTATGGCAGTAAGCCTCAATGCGCGTCTTTAACTTTTCAACAACACTATCTGTTATCAACATCTTAAATCCTTTCTAGGTTACGAGTGTATGGTATAGCAGAAAAGTTATTTTTTCAACAAAAAAGTTATTGACACTATATCTTTGCCGCTATATTGTAGCATCAAGAAAGGGGAAACGAACATGGAATATGACAAGCGCCACGGTGGCCCATATGATCGCGGAAGCGCAGATGCATATTACGGCCGTGGAAAGATACCTCATTACTACGAAGGTGACACATACAAGAGCCGAGTATTTTACGAGAACGAGATGACGAAAGAACAGTTAGCGGAATACAACGCAGGGTACGATGAGCAAGACGATAGAAAGGATTGGGGATCATGAAGACACCACTTGAATCAGCCCTTGAGGCAGTAGAGAATATCGACAATCCGCTATGGTGGATGTTGACTGGGCAGCGCGAGTTGCCAGAACGCGAGCTAACAGAAGACACCGAAGGGATGACTGAGCAATGACAACAGAACAATTCAAAACAGATGACGCAAAGTTTACAGGTTATGGAGTGATTGAGATTGCTCGCGGAAAATTTAGGCAGCGTTTAGATAAGGCTAACTGGCCTAAAACAACACGTCCGTTGAAGGTTGTAATTGAAGCTACAATCACTAATCCAATTAATAGCTGCGATGACACAGGACAAGAGTTTGTCCTAGAAGTCGGGAAGGTTAAATTCAAATGACCACAGAGCTACAGGCAGCAGCCAAAGAGATTAGGCGCAACGAGATTAGAGACGGCATTGCGCAGCACGCATTGATCGACCTGCTACCAACATGCGTCGAACATGGCTGGTCAAATGGCGTTGCGATTAACGCAGCATATGCATCGGCTCACGCAGCAACACGAAAGGATGACTGATATGACCGACTTCAAGATCACAGGCCCCGGAGAGTACCGCACACGCGATGGGCGGAAGGCTGTTGTTAAAAGAAATAACAAAGGTGGTAGTTTCTGTTGGCAGGGTAAAATTGGAGAAGAATATTACGACTGGACAGAATACGGTAGTTATTGGAATAA